ACCGCCTTTTAAATTAGCTAAATCTTTCTGAACAGCAGTTTGAGCATCGGCGCCAGCCCAAGCTAATTTGATTAAACTCATTTCTTTTCTCCTATGGGTTATAAGAACTTACCAAAACACTCACCTTATTTAAGGTGAGTGTTTGACGTAAATTCTTACTTCTTCATCTTATCGTGTACTTTTTTACCAGCATAACCGGCAGCAGCTAAAGCAGCAGCAGCAGCAGCGGCACCTGCAACTTTAGGATGCTCTTTAATTAATTCCTTTAACTGCATACCTCTAAAGCCAGCCTCATAACCTATTTTTTTAGCCACGTCTTTTACGCTCTCTCTTACGCCAGCTTCTTTTTCAATATTGTAGAGTTCATTAGCATCTTCTGTTAATTCATTAGAAATATTGATTATGGCTTCAGCCATTTTATTAAGCGTTTCATCAGTCTTAACTTCATCGGCAAGATCAGCATAAATAGAAGCTACTTTATACATATCTTCGGCAATCTCAAGAGCTTCAACTAAAGCTGAACCATCTTCAGAAGCGGTCTTGGTTAAGCAAGAACCCATTCTTTCACCAAGTGAATAAGTATCAGCAGCTAAAGTGGCAAAAGCCTCATTATCAAGTTCCTGGGCAATCTTATACATTTCCTCGCCAATAGCAACGAGTGTACGAGACTGATCAAGAACATTAATTTCGTGAGCAATCTTTTCCATCGCTTCTTCTTCAGCAGTTTTTTCAAACTGCTCAGAAGTATTTTCTGAAGCGGTCTTTTCGACCTCTTCCGTGAGTTGTTCGATTAAAAGCTTAGACATTGAATGTCTCCTATAAAAAGGGTTTGGGTTACTTCTTGAAGGGTTTATTGATTAAATTTAAATGATCATTAGAATAAGAATAATCTGATGGTGATTGTAATGTTGATTTAAAATCACCAAATGATTTAACTCCACCAAGCAAATTACTTGCAGTTTCAAATCCGCTACTTCCACGCGGTCTATCTTTGCGCCCCATAGCATCAATTTCTCTAAGTTTACCAACTGTATTTACATCAACTCCACCAAAGGTATCGAATTGACGAATAAGTTGCGGAGCTACCATAGGGTCATTAGCTAAATCAGGGCTATGTCTAGCAATTACATCAAAATAAGCTCTAGCATTAGGAATTTGACGAATATCAGCATTAGCTTGTGAAATTGTATTAAATGATTCATTTAACTGACGTTCTTTCATCATTCTTGAAACAATACCACCACTACCTTTAGCAGCAGCAGCGGTTAAGCCTAAAAGACCAAAACCGATAGCTGCACCTAACGGACTGTTTAATAATTTACTTTCACCTACTATTTTTTCTGTAGATTCAATAATACCAGCTTCTTTTGTAATTTCAACTGTTTTGTTAGTAATGAAATTTGTTGCTTCTTCTGGTTTCACTTTATTCATTCCTTGTTTAAAAGTGCTGGCATAACCAATTGGCATCAAACCTCTTTTAACTGGAGCCGCTGCAACAAACTTAGCAGTACCACCAATAGTCTTAGCACCACCTTTTAAAATTGCTCCAGCTACATCAGAAATAATACCAGCTCTTTTTTCCATTAAAATATTAATAATTTTTTCTTTATGTTCAATTTGATTTTTTAAATTAGTTTTTTCTTGAGAATATTCATGCTCTCCAAGACCTTTATAATTAGCAGTTTTTTCTAAACTATAAAGCTTAACTGAAGCAGAACCAATTTCAGATCTAACCTTAGCAATGGCAATATCATATTCAGTAGTAGGAATTTCTTCATTTGCCACTTTCTCAAATTCAACAAATTCATTAAATTTAATAGCAGCAACTTTTTCTACTTTATCTGCAAGACCAATTTTTTCTTTAACGATATTATATTGTGCTACATCAAAAATCTGCTCACCAGTAGATGCAAATTTCTGAAGATAGCATGTCTTATTAGATTCTTCCACAAGACGTTTTGTTTGTTCAATATTAAGATTATTTTCCATCGCATATTTAGCGATAGAATCATTCATATCTGTACCATTGATTAGATATTCTGCTACTATTTTTCTTGATGCAATATCTAGTGTCATGTAATCATTCCGTTCCAGATAGTCTATTGTCTCAAACTTTTACTTTCTAGTCAATGATTTTCGAGATTAAGATTCATCAATCTGAGAATCACCTGGGTCTAATCTAGTAGATATAATTTGTTTTGTACGAACCATCCAGGGTAGTCTGCAATAAAGTGCAGAGTGAAAAGAATCGTCTGGTTGGGTATGAATGTATTTCATTTGTCGCAAACGATCTGAGTACTCAGAATTAATATTTAAATAATCTTTGCCAATATCTTCAAATTCAGACCATTGATACGGTTCAAATTTTCGTTCTTTTATTGCATTAAATAAATCTGTCATTACTTCAGTTCTATTTGTTACATATGTATTTCCATGTTCATCATAAGCAATAGCTTTTTTAATAATACTATGCCTAAAAGTAACGTATGTATATTCTGATGGTAACAATTTTCTCATTCTATCATTTAAGCCAAAACCAAAACCATAATCAGCGCCAATTATAAAAGCTTTAAAATCCATAATCGTTTTAACAATTGATGGAATAAGATTTTCAGGTTCAGCTTCTCTACCTATATATCTTTTACAGAATACAACTTTAAATTTTTCTTCAACAGTATCATAAAAGCCAATAGTTAAAATTGTAAATCCAGTATTACCACCACCCCAATCAATACCAGCATAAAACTCTTGTCCGGCATATTGATCAATAGGTCTAGTCCACATTGGACGATTAGGATTACAAGCTCTAATTAATTGATCTCTAGTCAAAGGTTTAGAACCATTATCATAAGATTCACCAAACACTTCATTCATAAGAGCGCCAGTGTCATAATTGCGAATCTTAAAGAAAAGGTCTTTCCAATCAATATATGATTTGTGAAGAATAACATATGGCATACGAAAACCTGCCATATCTGATTCTCTCGCAGAAACCCAACAACCTTGCTCTGCTATTAATTCATGTTGACATTTACGACACCAAATGCCAGGTTTATCTAATAAAACAACTTCAAGACCTAATTTGTTATAATATCCACAACCCATGCATTTAACATGCCATTCATTAGCAGAGCTAACATCCCACATAGCTTGGATATTATTATCCATTGTTTTAGGAGTGCCAGCATATCTAAACTGTGCATCTAATTTCTTCTGCGAACAAGCTTCAACAACAGGAAATATCTCTTTCAACATATCCTGTACTTCGTCGAAAGAAGTATCATTACTTGTCAAACCGCGAATACTATCAGCATCATGATAAGCAGATCTAAAATATAATGTTGTAAGATTTTTTAATCTTTTTTCTTCAATTCTAAAACCTTTAACTCCAGGGTAAAAGGTTTTTCTTAATAATGGAGAAGTTTCAAATACTTCGTCAATTTTCTTACGACTAAAAACACCAGTCTGTTTAAATGTAGGGGCAACATATAAGAATGATTTATTTGCAAAAAGACAAGCTTTGGCTAACATACCTCCAGCCATTGTAGTAGATTTTTCTACCTGTCTAGCTGTCATCATTAATGTACGTTTTACCTTACTATTTATAATTGGAAATATATAAGGTCTATGAGCGAAGCTCCACGGTTCGCCGTCTAGCTTCATGGTCCGTTGTATAAAATCTGTGTAACTACCAGTAAACTCAAATGCCATGAAACAAGTATATCATGACCACGCAAAAGGAACTAGTATTTTGTTATAATATATATGAGTGGAGATATTATGTCATCCACAAAAACCAATCCCCATTTAGATGGGTTTTGAAAGGAGTGTATGTGGCTTCTAAAAATGTCTTTTTGACAGAACGCGGCTATGGTAGTCAGCGTAGTGGGAATGCCACAATTATTTGTGGCTCTGAAGGGCAGATGCTTAACTTGCGTTTGCTCACTCTGCCGAATAAGTCTATCGGCGGAGAACTTATTATCGTTCCTCTTTCAGAGAGGAAGGATGGCTCAAAGTCATACATCAACTCGCAGGAGTTGGTATATGAAATTTCTCTGAATCGCAAAGGCTCCGGCGGCACCTTCCGCATCAGAGAGATTGACGCTTATACTATGAGCGTCAAGATCATGGAATCTGGATTCATTATCCAGAATTCCGATGGTAATGTAAGGTTTGTTGACTCGGATGGAATGCCGAGTTCAGAGACTGCGAATCAGCTTGTTCAAGGTAAATTATGGGATGCTTTTTCGGCGGCCTTTAAGCGATCTACTACAGAAAAGCCCAATGGGCTTTTCTATGGTAAGATCGCAGCTGACGGAGAGCATCAGGAAAGGTTTTGGTTTAAGAAGAAACAGGAAGCTCCCATTACCAAGTAATCATGTTACACTAAAGGGGAAGCGATTCTGCTTCCCCTTTTTTTAACTATCAAAATGAGTGAATCTGATAAATCAAAAAGCTTTATAGACAATCAAAAGGCGAAGTACGGTAAAATTTTATATATAGAAAAAGTAATTCGTCCTGATAAAAAGGGCGAGCCTGATATATTCGCTATTTTTAAAGGTATGCCTGTCTACGCTGAAGCTAAATTGATTAATTCGATTAACTATCGGAACCTATATCCGTTTAAAGAGTTACAGATTGATTCTTTAGCTATTAAAGCTAAGGCAGGTGCAATGTGTATAGGGATACTGTATAAAGATAATGAAATTCGTTATTTAATGTATTATGATTTAAAAGAATATTTAGATAAATCTGATTGGGACAAAGCGGAGGTTTTCGATTGGGAAACGTTAAAATTACGATGGATGGAAAACGTCCTGAACAATTTTTAATAGAAACAGATAAAGATGTATCTTTATTTGGATGGGAAACTAAAACTAAATTTCATAGTTACTACATGGATATTTCACCATGGAATCTAAGTGATCTTTTTAAAAATAAAGATAAACTTGGATTAGATATTGTTTATGATGATAGTATTTTACCAATTGTAGAAAATCTAAGAGCAGAATTAAAAACATATCAAGATGCTAAGGCAATAAAATTGTTGCCAGCAGATGAAATTAATGATTTATGGGAGGAAATGGGTTTTCCATATTTATTCCCAAAGATTGAAGCTGACCTTCACCAGAAACGTGTTACACTTTGGAGTTTAAAAGTAAAACGTGGTGGAGCTTACTTAGAACAAGGAACAGGTAAAACACCTGTTGGTATTTTTATTTTAGGTTATTTACTTGCTAACAATCTAGTTCAAAAACCATTAGTATTTGCACCATTATCTTTATTGGGAAAATCAGCATGGTTTGGCGATCTTGAAAGATTTACTGAATTTAAACCAGTTAATTTAAGAGATCCAGAAGCTCCATCTTCTCATGGTCAAATTAGTTTTGTGAATTTAGATAAACTTCAGCATTGGTGTTGGATTAAAACTAAAAATGCTGAGCATTCATATGACAAAGATAATTATTTTGAATTAATGAAATTCGATGCTTGTTATTATGATGAATCATCTACACTAAGAGGACATTCATCTTATAGAACAAGAGCATTTATTAAAATTTCTAGACATATGAAATATTTAATTGAAGCTTCTGGCGCACCAGCCCCAAATAATGTATTTCAATTTTGGGGGCAAATGAAAGCTATTGGATCTGTATTAGGAGATTCATATACAGCTTTTGAACAGCGTTATGGAGTTCAACGATCTGTTGGTCCTGTAATGCGGTGGTTTCCAAGATATAATGCAGAACAAGAAATTAGAAAGCGAATTGATTTAGTTTCGTATTTCATTAAACGTGACGATGTTCTTGACCTCCCAAAAAGAAACTTTATTAATATTGATGTTGATCTTCATCCAGATCATATGAAGCTATATAATAAAATTGAAGAAGATTATATTTCAGCGGTCCAAGGGTTAGATGAAAACGGTAATATGATTGATGGAAAGCTTCGTGTAGAACATGAGATTGCGGTTCGTATTAAATTAATGCAAATCATGGATGGCTTTACAACAATTGAAGATAAAGATGGGAAGAAACATCTAGTTACATTACCATGGAACGCAAAACTTGACGTATTAGATAAACGTATCAATGATCATTTATCTGCGAGTGCTTCTAACAATATTATTATATGGACAATCTTTAGAGCTGAGACAGAATTTATTTATGAAAAATATAAAGATATAGCAACATTTATTTATGGTGGCATGAGTGACAAGGAACGAGATAAAAATTTAGACCGCTGGTTAAATGATCCAACATGTAGGATCATTGTAGCTATTCCAAAAGCTGCAAAATATGGTCACACTTGGTTAAAAGCTAATAAAACAATTTATTATTCAGCTACAGAAGATTTTGATGACTATGTTCAAAGCCATGATCGTAATTATCGTCGTGGCCAGGATCGTGAAGTAGATGAAGAAAAACTCGTAACTAATAAGACAATTGAACGTAAAATTTGGTCAGCATTAATGGCTCGTAAGAAATTGGATAAATTCCTTAAAGATTACTATCTAGAAAAAGCATCGCCTAGACCAGATCCAGTTTATAGATAAATTGAACGGCACTCATCATAAAAATGAGTGCCGTTCCTTTTAAAGTTATAGTTTGACATTTACGTAAAAACGTGTTACAGTGGTTGAAGTCATCGGAGTTGTATGTCAGATCAAGAAAAATCTATATCTGAATTTTCTCAGTTTGTTGAAAGTGTAAAAGCTAAAATTCCTATTGATTGGCTTTACACTAATTTAACTAAAGAAGAATTCACTAAGGTAGATTCTCGTCAACGCGCAAGAATTTCTTGGCGCGAAGATAAAACTCCAAGTCTAACTTTTGTACCCGACAAAAATCTACTAACTGACTTCACAGAAAAATTAGAAGGATCTGATAAGAATGGCAGATCCTATAATGTATTAGATATCCTACAGAAATGCGGTGGAGCAGTTAATTTTGCCCATGCATTACAAATGGCCTGTGAAATTGCAAAAGTAGAAATACCAGATAAATTCAAAAGTAAAAAGAATAAAGAGTTTGGACATCTACCTTATAATATTGGCCCTAAATTAAAAGAAGTTTGGGAAGCTTGTCAGGTTAATATTGATCATTTAATAGCCAACCCTGGTAAGCGACCAATTTCGATTGTTAAATTTTTTGAAGATAGAAATATTCCATTTGAAGCCGATTTTTTAAAACCAATGAATTTGGGCATAGCTCCAAATTATGATATTGTATTCAATATTTTAAAAGGTCAAGGAATTCTTCGTAAAGGTAAAGATGACAAAGAACTTAACATTTATCGAGAAGAGCTTGGTAATAATGCGCTTGTTTACCCTCTTTATAATATTGATGGCGCTCTTTGCGGATTACGCTTCAGGCAGTTAGATAAAAAAGATTTCGCTGAATGGATTCCGGTAGGTCATACATGCTTCTTTAATGGGCAAAGATTTAAGTATCGTCCTCGCGGTCGTAGAATTATGATCGTTGAAGGTGAAATGAATCTTGTAGCTTATGGAATCGCATTATATAGACACGCAAAGAAAGTCGGACTTGATGTAGTAAAGACTCTAGAAGATTCTTTACCGATCATGTATGCAACTGGTTCTAAAATTAATACAACTACAATTTTTAAAGATCAATTATCAAAAGTTCTGTATTTACAGGATCATGATATTTCTGATCTTAATGAAGATATTGCACCAAAAGATCATCCTGTATTAAAGACTTGTGCTAAAGTAGCAAAAGAAATAAATGCAGATGACCTTACAATTGCAGATTGGGAAAAGCTTTCTTATGTTAAAGACAAGTTTGACCTTGAAGCATATTTAAAATTTAATGAATATAAATTAGAATCAATTTCTGCAATTGATTCTATAAGTATTGCTAGATATGCCGTAAATGCAATTAAAAAATATTGCGGATTTATTAAAAATGAAGATAACCGTCGTGAAGTGCAAATTAAATACTGTCTTGCTGTATCTGAAATGTTACAGTATGCTCAAAAGGAAGTATTTAAAGAAATCGTAAAGAAAGAATTTGCAATTAGTGATAATGTAGAAGATAATATTACTTCTCAACATAGAGAAGTTACAGTAGGTCCATATTCTATTGATGCATTAGGTAGAATTATACAAACAGTAGAAGATGAATATGGTAATCGAAAAAGCTTTCCTGTTACTAATTTTTATATGAGAATTACGGAAGAAATCTCATACTTCAGTCATGTAAATAATTCTCTAGAAAAATTTTATATGGTAGAAGTGATTGTTAATGGTAAAAGTGTTGGACAAGCAGAAGTCGAATCAACAGATATTGTTGATAACAAAAAGATGCAAGGATTTCTTGCAACTACTGCTAGTTTAACTGACTTGACATATATGGATAATAAGTTAAGAGGAAAAGACTTTTACATTATCACAAGCTTAATGGCTACGATTCCCGTAAATACAAAAAGGTATGTTTTCTCTTCTTTAGGCAGACCTTTTGAGGAATTCTGTTTAACACATTTCAAAACAGAACTTTTCTGTCTTTTCCCTGGTGTTTCTGTTATCAATGGTCAAATTAAGTATAATGATACATTCCAGGTGAATCTTTCTGGACGTAATAGTATCATGGATACGCTTCCCTTTGAATTCTCTATCTTATCAGAAGAGGATTATAAAGTAGCATTAAATACTTTATGGTATACACTTCGTCATGTTCATGATTGTAATTTTATTGATTCTCTGCTTGGCTTAATTTATGATTCTTGCTGTAGAGAACTTCAGCCTTATGGAATTGTTGATAATGAACATGGATTTCCAATCTATTTAGCTGGTCAGTCTGGTGCTTTTAAAACTACTTCTGCTGTAATGGCTATGTCATTACTTGGAAAGTTTAAAAGTCAGAATGATTTGTTGAATTGGAATGGTACCGCTTTATCCATTGAACATCAATTGATTAAAGTTGGTACAATGACACATTGTATTGATGATATGAAAATTGAAGATATGGCAAGTAAAGAATTCACTAACTTCTTCCAGAGTATTTATGGTGGAGCAACAAAGACTCGTATGGACACTACCGCAACAAATATGCGTGGTGGTCATAAGCTTCAATGTTCTATTATTATTACTTCAGAATCAGAAAACGAAAATGTAGCTGAAGCTATTGCTGCTCGTATGTTAACTCTGCGTATTTCTAGATGTTCAAAAGAAATTGCAGATGAACGAGAAGTACATTTTCGTAAAATGATGGAATTATATAATGAAGAAACTTGCTATATTGATTTAATGCGTGGTGTAACTCCACGTATGATTGCTTGGGCGCATAAGCGAGGTCATGATCCTTATGCTGCATCTATGGTAAAATGGAAAAAAGTATTTTCTAAAGTTCTAGAAAAACACAAAAATAATGCTGAACGTCCTTCAGATATGGTTACTCGCTTAGTAGCTTCATTTGAACAAATGTGCGAGTTTTTCAAATATGAAGGCGTAGCGCCAACGACAGAGATTGATGCTGCTTTTGAAAATTTTGTGAATTTCTGGAAAAAGCAAATTAAAAATCAGATTACTCGTATTGAAAAACAATCATCTACATATAAGATCATTGATCTTTTATGTCAGCTTATTAATAGCGAATCTATCGGAACAAGAGTTTATTCTGGTGGAAGATGGTTAGAACCAAAGCGAATATTTAATAGTTATCCTATATGCGATGTAACTTATCCTGAAGGTAAAGGTAGAAAGATATTAATCATATCAGTTTTATCTATTATCAAACAAATGAATATGCAGATTGCTAATAATAGTCAACCTATTATTCAAGGGAAGTTCATTGAGGATTTAAAAGAAACTGGATTGATCGAAAATATTGGCGGCGAGTTAATAAAATATCCTATTCCTGATGCTAAAACTGGCAATATTAACTGGAATACTGCTAACACGATGGCTATTGATTATGAAAAACTCATGGAAACATATGCGAGGATCAAAGAATGATTAAATCTGTTATTATCAATAATTTCGGACCATTAGAAAATGTACAGTTTGATTGCAAGAAATTTAATATTTTTCAAGGTAAAAACAACCAAGGTAAAACAAGCATCCTTGAAGCTATTAAATGGTGTATTATTGGCGGTAACGATGAGTTTCTTGTTCGCAATGGAACTTCTACTTGTGAAGTAATCTTAGTTTCTGATAAAGGTTCCAGAATCGAAAGACGCTTAACTAGAGGTGGAACAAGTAAACTTTATATTTATGGCGCTGACGAAAAACCAGTAAAAGAACCTCAGAATGCTTTAAATAAACTTTATAATCCTTTACTTTTCGGACCTACTGATATGCTCCGAATGAAAGCTAAGGATTTGAATGAATTCATTTCTACTACAATTAGTAAGCGATTAAAGCTTTCTGATAAAGAAATAGAAGAGTATGGATTAAAAGATGAGGTAAATCTTAACGAAGATCCCGTTAGAGAGATTCAGAAGTTTTATGATGAACTTTTTAAAGAACGTACCGAAGTTAATCGTGCGGTAAAAAACTTTGAAAGTAAATCATCTGGTGCAGAATTAGTAAAACAAGTTACCGATATAGAACTTGAGGCTATGGAAAAATTGGTTGCTCAGACAGAAGCTGATTTATCTAGTGCTAAAGAAAAAAATATTCGTCTTGATATTAGTAGAAAAAATGCTGATATTAAATTTAGAACTGAAGCTAATATCAAACTTCTTAAGAAAGAATTAGAAGATGGTATGGTTGTTTTAGAACAGCTTGATGAATCTGCAAAAGAATTAACGACTCTCGTAACAGAGAAAGAACGGTTAGAAAAAGAACTTGATAAGGATCGTACTGAGCTTGCAAATATTAAAGCAACGTTGGATAAGTTAGGGACAGGTGAAATTGCCTGTCCTATCAATGCTTTAATTAAATGCACTACGGATATGAAGCCTTATAAAGAGCAACTTGAAAAAGCTCAAGATAAGATTAAAACAGCAGGTAAGGCAAAGTATGCTAAAACTACTGAACTTAATGAGAGAATTATAAATATTCGCTCTGCTATTGAAACTGGTAAAAATCTCAAGAGCAAGAAATTAGAATTAGATAGAGCAGAAAGTATCCTTAGTGAGTTAGAAATTCTCGATGGTGACATTGTTGACGTTACCGGTTTAGAGACTTCTCTAAAGCAAATGAAGGATGAATTATATAAAGCTAGACTATCAAAAGACATTAATAAAATTTCTGGAATTGACAGCATGAGAAAGCGTCAAGATGAGTTAAATAAACAACTCGAAAAATTAAATGTTCTTTTGAAAGAAGTTATTCCTAGTCGCTTGACGCTTGGAGTAAAAGATGTAACATTAGGGAAAGAAGGAATTTTTTACCAGGGTTTGCCTCTAGTAAGAATTGCTGATTCTTTAAAATTGCGTTTATGCACAGCTATTTTAAAAGATTTATTTCCACAATCTAATTTATACTGTTTGGATAAATTAGAAACAATTCATAACATAGAGTTAAAGAAGTACATTGAATACTATTCAAACGAAAAAAATGAAATTCAATATATGGGATCTTTAGTTGGTGAAATTGGACAAATGAATTCTTCTAATGTAAAAATTATTACTATGGATAATTTTAAAATTAAAACATAAAAAGGATTTTTATGTTATATTCTTATTGTGAAGGAATGTTAGTAAAAAAATATATTTTAGTTTCGTAAATATAGAATAGAAAAGGACATTCGCCAGATTTATCAATGACAAATGAAACTGCATTAATTAGAACTACATTTTTAAAACCAATTCAACAATTAATATTAGAGATAGATAAATATACGTGTAATTTATGCTTAAAACAAAAATCTGGAAAATTACATGTACATCATATAATTAATACCAATTAATGAAAATAGAGAAATATAATAATATTCTAAGGAATATTTAATATGGAAAAAACAGCAGATTATGAATATAAAGTATATAAAAAGAATGGAAAGTTGATCCTACGTTTACCCGGTGGTCATGAGATTCCTTATGATCACCGGTTTCCGAATTGCCCTGATTTGATGGAGGGGGAATTCTACATCATAACCAAGGGGGGTTGATGAACGAACAAACTAAATCAAGTAAAGGTCATTGGATTCCATTTTTAACGAATACAGCTTTTGTTATCATCGCATTAAGCGCAGCAGCTTTTGGTGGTAAAATCTTATATATTAAGATGGATAAAATAGACAAAACAAATCAATTAGCAATTGCAAATTTAACTGAAAGTAATAAACGTAATGTATTATTAAAACTTATTGATACAAAAATGGATATTCCTATTGAGCAAAAAGTTAAGCTTCGTGATACAATATATGATTTAGCTTATGTCAAAGAAATTCCTCTTCCATTAATTTGTGGACTTATTGAAATAGAAAGTCAATGGAATCCTAATGCTGTATCGGAAGCTAATACAAAAGGATTATTTCAAATACTTCCTTCAACAGCTAGACCTTATTTGCGATATGAAAGAATTGAATATACTGAAAAAGTTTTATTCGATCCAATTAAATCAACGATTGTTGGTATTTCATATTTAGCAGATTTACATGCAGGTCATATTGAAGCTGGTAAAAATGATAATGATTTTATGTTAAGTTTGCATTCTTACTTTTGGGGTTCTGAAAATACAAAAATTTTATACTCCAAAAAAGATCAAAGAAATAATGTGCCAAATATGTCTTATCCAATTCGTGTTCTTGAGGCAAGTAAAAAGTATAAAGAAATGGGACTGTGATAGCGGCTCTGAAAACTCAAAAATTTTCACTTGGCATCAAATTAAGAGAAATGGGCTTACCTCAATACATTATTGATAACTATGATGAAATCAAGTTAGCATTAATGGTTGAGAAGATTCCAGAAAACCCCTGGAGATTTTATGATCGTGATAATGGGTTTTCTCTTAACTTATGTGAAAAGTTAGCTGAAAAATATCGGGTTAATGATGAACTGGAGAAAGCGAAAGCTTATCTCCAGTTTTCTATTGAGAAAACTGCTGATTTAGGCCATTGCTATGCAAGAGAATGGCAAGTTAACAGTCATATCAAAAAAGGTAATTTTTCAGACTATACTAAACAACAAGCTATAAATTTTCTTCAAAAAGAAGGAACTTTATTCGTAAGTCCAAAAGGCAATTACTTTTTATCTAAGTATTTTAATGCTGAAAAGAAATTTGCCGAATTACTTAAAAATCTAGATAACCAAAATGGTTACGCTACTGGATTCATAAAAGATTACTCTTTTCTTTATGATGATTTAAATAATGATCAAAGAGAAGCTGTAGATGCAATCGAATATAATCGGTTAATTATATTAACTGGTTTACCTGGAACCGGAAAAACTACAACAATTAGAGCCATAGTTGATTCTTATGGTTATGATAATGTAGTCTTACTTGCTCCTACAGGTAAAGCTGCGTCTAGAATTTCAGAATTATGCAGAGTTCAAGCTTCTACTTTACATTCTTTCTTTTTCAATCCACAAGGTTTTGTTAATACGATTGAAGGAAAGATAGTAATTATTGATGAAATATCTA